AGATAGAGTTGGCTGGACTTTATGGCCTGAATTTAAGTATAGAAACATAGATAGAATGGCATACGACAGACTAAACAAGTTAAACATTAGAAAAAACTTCTTTGGATTAAACCAAGTCAATGGTTTTATTTGTGATATTAAAACATCAGAGAACGTTAGTAGATGGCATTCAGGATGGAAACTACAAGGCGATCAGTCGCATTATTTTAGCAGAGAAATGCAAAACCTATTAAATGAGATATAACTTTCATAATAGCGTTTATATTCATCCCAATGTTTGTTTGGGTAATAACGTAGAGATACAACCTGGTTCAATTATAGGGGCTTTAGGTGCTATCAGAGGATGTCGAGATCATAAAGGGAAGATAATAATAGAAGACAACGTTAAGATAGGGGCTAATTGTGTTATAAATATCGGAGCAGAAGGAGAGACAAGGATTGGTAAGGGTAGTTGGGTAATGAACATGACAAACATAGGCCACAACGTTATGATAGGGGAAGCTTGTGAGATAGGGGCGCACTCAATCATTTGCGGACATTGTGAGATAGGGGACGAAGTAATAATAAAGTCGGGAGTAATAATTAGAAATAGGCTGTTAATAATGGATGGAATAACAATAGGTATGGGAGCAGTAGTAACCAAAGACCTAACAAAAAAGGGCGTGTATTATGGTAATCCAGCAAGACAAAAAGGAGAAGGGTGGGAGTGCTATGGTTAAAATATTTGTAATAGCAACAACCGGAAAGAGAAACAAACAGCTCAGAAAGACTGTCAAGAGTATTATTGACCAAGTTGACCAAGTTTTAGTTTATGACAACTCAAAGAATCAAGACTTAACAGATAACGCTAAATTCTTGTATGTAGATGCATTTAATCAGCCTGTTTATTATTTTACAGGAGATGACGATATACTCTACCCGAAAGGATATATCAAGAGAACGATAGAAGAGATTGAGAAAAACGAGTGCATAATCTCTTGGCATGGCAGACAGTTAAACCCTAATATAGAGACTTACTACGGGCATGGACACGGAGAAATGAGATACTTCCAAGTCAATAGAGATCACATTCAATTAGATGTAGGTGGGACAGGAGTGATGGGATTCAGAACAGATTACTTCAAACCGGATGTTGCATTTAGTGAATATAAAAGAATGTCGGATTTGGTTGTAAGTTTAGAAGCAATGAAGCAAGGTAAGAAAATAATAAGTCCTCCAAAAAATCACAACTGGATTAAGGGACAAGAGGTAAAAAGTAGTATATTTGCAACAGAGTCAAAAGGTAAACAAGAGACTCAGATAAGATTAATGAAAGAATTGATAGATTTAAAGTATGGATAATGGATACATACACCCCAACTTTAGCCCATCAGACAAGGACAAGTATCTTGAATTAGTAGAGGCTTTAAGAAAGTATCATTCAGAACTTGTTTCAAAAGACGGGGTTATTTATGTTACAAAAGAAGAGTACCAAATATTAGAAGATGCTGCACACCCATCAATGAAAGGAAAAGGTCATCAGGTGTACGGAATAGAAATAAAAACACAAGGGTGCAAGAATGGTTAGTCAAACATTACGAACTTATATTAGAAGTATGTCGAAGTATTACGCCACACTACGAAGACTTAGCCCACGATATTATTATAAAACTTTCAGATACAGAACAACCAACACCAGACAGCGAATTAAGATATTGGATATACAGAACATCAAGGAATCACTACTTAAACCTTCAAAAGAGAGAAAGGAGTGTAGAGTTAACTCACGATCCAAAACAAACAGAAGACGAACCAACAAAAGACCCTTACGATTATATCCTTCAGATCAAAAACTCATCATTAAACGACATAGAGAAACTGTGGCTGATGACTTATTTAGATTGCGGAGGGAGTTACGAAGAGGTAAGCAGAAAGATAAACGTGTGTAGACAGACAGTGGCAAAAAAAGTTAAACAAGCAATAAGTAAATTATGAAAGATAAGGATGTAGAAAACTTACAAAAGTTATTAGATATTCAAAGACAAATGGAATCCAAACTATTGGAATGTAAAAAGATTAAGTTAGAAATAGATGCTTTAGAGATAAAAGCCCAAGAAATAGCCCAAGAAATAAAAGAGTCATGATAGTATTAGTAGGAGTCGGATTAACATTTATAGTATATCAGTTGTTTTATATTTGGATTAGTGAGAGTTACGGAGAACAAGAAAGCCCAAAGCACCCTAAACTTTACAACTTATTAAACAGAAAACCTTTTAACTGTGAGTTCTGTATAAGTTTATGGATAGCAATAGGATTTTTCCTTAGTACTCAGCTTTACCCGTCTTTAATTATACCGATTGCCTACAGGTTAATAAAGAAAATAATGAATAGAATATGAATAAGTTAAACAAATACTCAGATCATTTAGTAGCCTACAGAAAGCAAGGTGGACTCCCTCAAGGAGAAGTAAAGAATAAACTGGCAGATATCTACGAAGAACTATGGCCTAACCATAAGAATTGGGGAGCACCAAAGATCAATAGAAACTGTCCTTCATGTATTGGCGATATGATGAAAAGCTTATGCGCTTATTGGGAGCAGAGTTTAAAGGTTCATAAGTTTCCTGTGGAAGATCATAGAGAGAAGTTAAGAGAAGTGGCAAAGGAAGTCTATGAAGATGTTCAAATTAGAAATATGAAATGGGGAGAGTTAAGAAAATACGCCACAAGTAAAGGAATAAACACTAAAGGCAAAACAAAGGCAGAGATACTTGCAGAACTAAATGACTAAAACAACTATTCACATAACAGAACAGTACCCTCCTTACAAGGTAAGAAACGCTAAAACCTTTTCAAAAGAACATAGCGCACACTTAAAGACAAGAAAGGTACTACTAATAGACGGAAAGCACACACAAATAGAAGTATTAAGTGTAATGAACCAACAATTCAAAGAAATAGACGGTATCTACCACTTCACTTGTGATATGCAAATCAAATACGATATTGGAGAAGAAGAATAGTCATAAAGATGAAAAGGGAAGATTCACTAAAGGAAACCTTTTCCACCGATTTGTTGAGAATTGGAATGGGGGAAGACCGCCCGAATATGAAACACCTGAAGAACTCGCAAAAGCAATAGGGGAATACCTAAAGTATGAAGACACAAAAAAAAGACCAGACTCATACAGCGGAGAGGGCAAAGGAATATACACACTAGCAGGTTGTGCTTTATATTTAGGGTTTGCTTCAAGACAATCAATGTACGATTATGAGAAAAGAAGCCCGTTATATTCTTACGTTATAAATGCATTCCGTTTGTTTATGATAGATTGGAATGAAAAGAAGCTTTATTGGGGTGGAACATTCCCTGCTGCAAACTTCTGGTTAAAGAATTGGGGTGGCTATACAGACGAGCAGACAATCAACCAAAACACAACAATAAAAGCAACCTATGGAAGTGGAACTGTACACACCGCACCAGAAACAAAGAAAGATTCATCAATCGATAAATGAAGAACCTTATAAGTATTACACTTTAAACATAGGCAGACAGTTTGGTAAATCAATCCTAGCACAGAACCAGGCGGTTGATTGGATGTGTAATAAAGGTTGGTCTGGCGCATGGGTTTCTCCTATCTACAAACAAGCAAAGAAAGTATCCGAGGAAATGTTTAACGCCTTTCCTGACTTATTCACCTACAACAGATCAGACTTAATAATGAAGACCCCAAACGGCGGGCAACTTCAATTCTTTTCAAGTGAGAAATACGACAATCTAAGGGGGTTTACTTTTGACTTTCTAATAATGGATGAGGCAGCACACCAAGCAGAAGAAGCATGGACTGAGGTTTTAAGGGCGACTGTATTGGTAAACGGGAAGAAGGTTTTATTTGTTTCTACTCCAAACGGAAAGAACTGGTTTTACAGAATGCATCAGCTAGGACTATCAGAAGAAAAATATAAGTCATTTACATTCACCTCTTATGATAACCCATTAATTGATCCTGAAGAGATAGACGCAGCGCAAAGAACCTTACCAGACCATATCTTTAAGCAAGAATACTTAGCAGAGTTCTTAGATGGTGGAGCGAGTGTGTTTATTAATGTTGAGGATTGCGTTAGAGAATCACAAAAGAAAGGAAAGTGCTTTGCAGGTGTTGACTTAGGTAGAGCAGATGACTGGACTGTATTAACGATTGTAAACGAGGACAATGAAGAGTTATATTGTGAGAGGTGGCGACATATGGAGTGGAGCAAGATAATCAATAACATAGTAGAGCAGTTACTTAAATACCAACCTTACACATTAGTAGAGTCAAACGGAGCACAAGATGCTATTTATGAGCAGATCAGAAACAAGTATTCAAGTTCAAAGTGTTTACCATTTGTTACTACTTCTAAGAGCAAGGTGTCAATAATAGAAGACTTAATAGTAGAGTTTGAGAACATGGACTTAGGGATAATGGGTCATGATTGGCAGATAGGAGAGTTGCAAAGCTTTACTTATGAATACAATGTTAAGACAAGACAGATTAAATACTCTGCTCCGGTTGGACTTCATGACGATTATGTAATGAGCAGGGCAATAACAAGCCACGCAAAGAAAACAATGAAGAGTTCAGGCAAATACTCGGTGTATTAAACGAGTTAACAATAAAAGAATAAAACTGTTTTAAAGAAGATGAAAGTACCTAAAAACTGGAATAAACTACCATTGGAAAATTTTGTTCACTTTCTTGAATATAAGGAAGAAGAACCAGAGAACCTTCAAGAGCGTATCGAACTAATCAAAAAGAAGTCTTGCGCTGTATTAGGATGTACATGGGAAGAAGTTAACCACCTCACCTCTGATGAACAAAACAAACTAACCAAACTAATGGCTACTCCACTACCTAAGAGGCTTATGTTGAGTTTCAAACACAAGGGTAAAAGGTATAGATTTTATTTAACAGGCAAAGAAAGAGGGAATAGACTAGCAATATTAGACAAAGTAAAAGAGATAGACACAGAAGCTTTTAACGGTGGGAAGTATGTAGCATTTAAGAACGTTCAAAGAAGAGGGACGATTAAATACCTTCACCATTTACTGTTCTTGTGTTGTGAGCCTAGAACGTTTGGATTCAAAAGAAGATTCCCTTTTATAGGGTGGAAGCCAAAGAAACTAAACGCAAGTCAGATAGAGAAGAGAATAGAAGATTTTAAAACGTTGCCTTTAGAAGTTGCTTATCCTATGTTCACTTTTTTTTTGCGCGTTTGCGAGAAATTGAAAGACCCTTTATTAGATTATTTGAACAACGAGATTCAGATACAGATACAGGATTTAGAACAAATACGGACGGATTTAGAGAGCGATATGGATGGCTAACAGTAATAGACGCTATGAGTAACAATGATCCGACTAAATGGGAATACTTTGAAGCAATGGACACAAGAGAATTTTTAGCAATGTGTTTATATTTTAAGGATAAGCAAGACGATATTAGAGAACAGCAAGAAATGAATAAACATTTAAGATGAGTACAGGAATAGCATTATTATTTATAGTCTTTCTGTTTACCTGGCTTGTTGATACATGGAGAGAAGAGAATAAATGAGTTTTTTTGATAGTGAATTAGAAGAAGTAGGGACAATAACCATAGGTCAAGTATTAGACATTTGGGGGCAAGAGTTAGTCGAGCAACTCCAACATTCTTTGGATGTAGAGAACTTATCCGACTCTGAACTAAGACGAAAGATAACCTATCAAATAGAGCAGAAAGGAGATGTGCTATCTTTCAAGTTATTCTTTCCTGACTATGGTACTTACATAGACGAAGGAGTAAGAGGTAAAGGAGGTAAAAGAAAAAGCGGCAAGAATAAAGGGAAAGCATGGAAGATTAAAACACCGGATTCAAGATTTAAGTTCACCAACAAGAAACCACCTATAGACGCTCTAAGAAAGTGGGCAAGTGAGAAAGGAATTAACAAATGGGCACTTCAAGAGGTTATCTATAGAACAGGAATCAAAAAGAAAGAATGGTTTACTGATATTATGAATCAAAACCCTTTCGAGAGATTGACAACTCAGATAGAAGTACAAGCAGCAAAGTCGATAGAATTAGATATAGTTAAAGTATTTAGTAAAGGACAAGAAGGAATATAATGGCAAGTAACATAGACATAAAAAACAGCCCACCAACTTATGCACCTGTTTACAATAGGATAGAGTTTTGCGTAGAAGAAACTGATTTTCTACCATCTTCAAAGACAAACTTTAAATACATCTTCACAGTATCAGTTAGCACCCTTTATAACGGTGTTACTCCTTCAGATGTTAAGTTCTATGTTAATGCACAACCCGATACAATCACAGCAGAAGAATATGGGGTTAAAGACATAGCAAGATACTTAGATCAGTACATGAAGTACAGAATACCTATTCCTGAAGATTCTAACTCATTTAACGCAGTATATAAAGGTCAGGAACAATTTATAATTGAATACTCAGTTAATATTAAAAGCGGATGGGATGTAGCAGGAGTATTTACAGAAGACCCAGACGGAACAGGTGGAACTAACTCAGGTACGCTTTATGCATGGAACGGAGCGTTTGAATATCATGAATGGATTAGACAGATTAACTTAGGTTCTCCATTTGATACATGGATTTGTAACACAACAAACGGAACAGATGCTAAATTCTTAACAAACTATCCAAACAAGAAAGTTCAAAGAGAACAATTAGGATGGACTTATTATTTAACAGACACTCTAACTGATATCGATCAAATGGAGATTAATACCTATGACAGTTCAGGCACTTTGATTAGTACATTTGTTGCAGACTATACTGACCCACAGACAGACGTAGTAGAAAGACTCGGTAGAATACCAACAGCACCAGGTTCTTTAAATTTAATTCCGAATGTATTACTATCAACAGGCGCACAACCTATAATAACATCAAGTGTATTTAGTTATGATGTTCAATTACAAAACTCAGCAGGGACGGCTTGTAGTGAGATAGCGACATTCACAATAGAAGAGCCATGCAGATATGAGGTTTACCCTATCCACTTCTTAAATCAGTTAGGAGGGTTTGACTATTACAACTTCACAAGCTACTCGAAAGAATCAACAACAGCAAGGAGAAAGACTTACACAAGACAAGAATATAGGTTTGACTCTACAGACGGGTTAGTTTACAACAACATAGATAACGGCAAGAGCGACTACATAGTAAAGTATAGAGACAAGATCAAACTCAAAAGTGACTATCTAACCAACGAAGAAATGGAATGGCTAAAAGAGTTAATGATTAGTAGAAAGCTTTACTTACAGTTTAATCAAAGCGGGTTAATAAGACTGCAACCTGTTTACATGGTTACAAGTAACTGGAAGAAATTAACTATCGAGCATGACAAACTATTCCAACTAGAAATGGAAATAGAGTTGGCACATGAGAACATAGGACAGAGAGGATGATAGAAAGACTCTATATTGACAATACTTATATTCCTTTATCGAAGAGCATTAACACTTCTTTGACTAAAAGTATTACGGATATAACCAAACCAGACACAAGGAAAGCTACTTATTCTAAATCAACAAGAATACCTAACTCTCCTGAAGCAAACAAAGTATTCGGTTCTATATTTGAGATCGACTTAGTAGATGGAACGTTTAACCCATCAGTTAAAGTAGATGTACTGTATGAAGTAGACGGTGAACCAATCCTAGAGGGTTATCTTCAATTAAAGAAAATAGTCCAAGTAGACAACAAAGACATAGAGTATGAGGTTGTAATGTTTGGAACGGTGGCTAACATCTTTAGAGATATGGGTGAGAAGTATCTCAATGATGCAGACATGATAGCCGAGTTAGATGAGTGGGATCACCCCTTCACTAAAGAGATTCAACAAAAGTCTTGGGCTACAGAAGTTTGGAATAATGACTCTAGTTCATTTGTTCCTTTTGCGTTGGGTACAGGCTATGTATATCCATTAGCAGACTTTGGACTTCAAACAGACTTAACGAATTACCCCTATTATTTAATGCCTTGTTGTCTTTATGTTAAAGAATACATAGACGCAATATTTGACAGCAACGGTTATTCATATACAAGTAACTTCTTTAATTCTACTTATTTTAAGTCTTTGATTATTCCTAACGACCCAAGATCAAACCAATTAACGGGGTCAGAGATTGCAAACTTACAATTTTCCGCTAACACACCAGAGTTAGTAAGTACAGGAACGTCCACCTCGAACGCAATAACACCGGGTTCTAGTTTCACTGCGATAGATAAGATTATTTGCACAAACGAGATAAGCGACCCGGGAGGTGTTTATAATCCAGCGACAGGAGAATACACAATAACAGTAACAGAGATAGGTAACTATGATGTCAACTTTTTATTTGAAGTTAACGCCACGTTCACGCCTTCAACAGGAGCAGCCGTAGTAACAACCTCAGATATTCAAGGCGGTATTTATGTTTATATCAATGGAGTTCAACAAGTTGGGATTCCGTTTTATATTACTTATGGGGATTTAGATTTATCGTCCTTTACAAGTGGAGCAAGAACAACAAACACAAACCCAAGTTATCCAAGTGCAAGAGTAGACCATTTAACCCCCGGAAGTGTTAGATTCTCATTAATCCCTAATACATCACTTCTAAACCTAGTAGAAAGAACAGGAGTAAACGGTAAGCCTAACCAATACCTATTAACATTAAATAATGGATTCTTAGCCAATGGAGATGTAATAACTATTCAATGGAAAGCAAGATATCAAGGACTAGGGAATAACCCTGCTAGATGCTTTGCAGACAACTTAGGGACGTTCTATGATGGAACAGCGACTTTGGACTTCGCAGTCGGGGCTTACTACAATAAAGTAAACAACCAATACCCAACAGAAGGAATAGGGTATAAGATTGAAAAAGCAATACCACCAAACATCAAGCAAAAAGACTTCTTTATATCTATTGTAAAGATGTTTAATTTATGGATTGATATTGATCCTGATGACCCAAGAAACTACATAATAGAGCCTAGAGATGAGTTTTTAGGGACTGATGTAATAGACATACAAGGCAAGTTAGCACAAGACAAGGATTTAGAGTT